CCGATCCTGGGTAACTCCGACAAAGCTCCTCCGGTGGCTGAGAAGACCATCACGGTCGATGACCTGCTGGTCAGCTCCGCTTTCCTGTATGAGCTGGACGAGACCCTTGCTCATTACGAGCTGCGTGGTGAGATCTCTCGCAAGATCGGCTACGCCCTGGCTGAAACTTATGACCGGAAGATCTTCCGCAGCATCACTCGTGGTGCACGTCAGGTCTCCCCGATCACTGCTACTAACTACAAAGAGCCTGGTGGCACCCAGATCCGTCTCGGTACTGCTACCGACAGCTCTGACGCTACCAACCCCACCTCACTGATTGCAGGCTTCTATGACGCTGCTGCTGCTCTCGATGAGAAGGGTGTCAGCTCCGAAGGACGTGTGGCTGTTATCAACCCCCGTCAGTACTACGAGCTGATCCAAGCTGTTGGTTCCAACGGCCTGGTGAACCGCGACGTCCAGGGAACTGCCCTGCAGTCCGGTCAAGGCATCATCGAAATCGCTGGTATCCAGATCTACAAGTCCATGAACATTCCGTTCCTGGGCAAGTTTGGCACCAACTCCAGCCTGCCTCTGGCTGGCGACTTCGTTGGCGAAACCATGCCTGCTGACACCGCTGTGACTGGCGACAACTATGGCTCCCGTAACAACTACGGTGGTCAGGTCTTCGGCAAGTCCTGTGGTCTTATCTTCCAACGTGAAGCTGCAGGTGTTGTTGAAGCAATCGGACCTCAAGTCCAAGTCACTTCCAACGACACTTCCGTGATGTATCAGGGTGACCTGATCGTTGGACGTCTGGCTATGGGTGCTGATTATCTGAACCCCGCTGCTGCTGTGGAATTCGTCTGTGACGTTGCTCCCACAGTTACCAGCGGTGCTGTTGCAACCTCTGGCGCTGCTGCGTTCTGATTTAATTCTATGTTTTCTACGGGGACTCTTCGGAGTCCCTTTTTTTTATTTATATGCCTGCTCCTACTACTATTGATCTCGATACCGAACTATCCGCAGTAAACTCAATTTTGGGGAGCATTGGTCAGTCCCCAGTCACTACTCTTGGTGCAAACCTTGAAACTGAAGCGGAAACAGAATTGACCGGCAACGGCTCTAACCAGACCTTTGCTATCGGCTACAGCTATGACTCTCCTTCCCAGATCTCTGTAACAGTAAATGGTGTTGCAGCTACTGATTATGTCGTGAGTTCTGGCAACATTGTTTTTACTACAGCACCAATCAATCAGGCAAAAGTCCTGATTACAAAGAAGGTGGAGACCTACAACACCTTGGCTAACCCTGAGGTTGCATTTATTTTGCAGCTTCTAAAGGAAACTAACATGGAAGTACAAAGCGAGGGTTGGGTGTATAACACCGAATCACACGTGGAGTTCTCTCCTGTTAATAACAAGATTCCTATTCCATCCAACGTGCTGCGTTTAGATGTGCATGATGATTTCCACGTTCGTACTACTAACGTAGTCAAGCGTGGTGCATACCTGTACGACAAGATCAAACATAGTGATCAGTTTACTGACAAGGTGAGTTGTGATGTTGTTTATCTTTGGCCGTTTGAAGATCTACCCCAGGTCTTTAAGCGCTACATCGTCCAGAAGGCTTCTGTAAGGGCTGCTACGCAGCTTGTTTCTAACCCTACGTTGGTTCAGTTGCTTCAACAACAGGAAGCCTATACAAGGGCAATCTGCATGGAGTACGAGTGCAACCAAGGTGACCATAACTATATGGGTCTTGGTGATGACACCTCATATCAAACCTATCTTCCGTATCTAGGACTTCGTCGCTGATGAGTGCAATTACACAAAGAATCCCTGACTTCTTCGGTGGCATCAACGAAGCTCCGGATCAATACAAAGGTCAGGGTCAAGTACGAGATGCTGTCAACTGCATCCCAGACCTAACCAGGGGTCTGTATAAACGACCTGGTGCTAAGAGAGTTGGTGCATCAGCACTTGCTGGTGCCACGACTTCTACACATTGGTTCCACTACTACCGTGATGAAACTGAAGGTAGCTACATCGGTCAAATTCAGACAGATGGCAGCGTCAACATGTGGAGCTGCGAGACCGGAAATGCGATCACAGTCACCTACGAGTCTGGTCAAGAAACCGACCTGAAGGCTTACTTGGCTCACGGCTCACCCGCTGCTGGTGATCTTCAGTTCACGACTATCAATGACTCTACGTTTGCCTGCAACCGTAAGAAGACGGTTGAGATGCACCCGACATCTGCACACAAGACACCCGAAAATCCCCATACCTATGTTGCCTTTGTTGAAGTAAAACAGGTTGTCAATGGCCGTCAGTATGCGTTGAACATTCATGACCCAGCTTCTAGTGCAACTACACAGATAAGCAGCGCTACTTTTGTCAGTGCTAATCCTACTGGTCAAGGTTATACAACCTTCAGTGGTAATAGGGGACATTGCCCTCACATTGGTACGAAAGTATTTACTATTAGTTCTGGAACGGCTAATACTAATTACAATTTTAATGGTACAGTAACTAATAATGGCAGTAGTGTCACTGGCAGAAATAATCTAATTTTTAGACTTACCGTTACTGGTCAGCAAGGACCAGTGCCTGGTCAATCGAATTTGGACGACGCTAATGAATACACATGTAGTTACAAATGTGAGATAGACCTCCTACATGGTGGTGAAGGCTGGCTTGAAGGTGATACTTTTAATGTCACACTAGAAGATAAGACTTATCCTATTGTTATTGATCAAGCTGAGACAGCAACAATCAAAGCATCATTAGCAGCAGTTCGTCCTTCACCGACATCTTTTGATCAACAGACATCAGTAAGTGTTGACTCTATCCTGGGTGGTATTCAGGGCGATTTGCCTAGTGGTATTAGCTCAGAAATCATCGGTAATGGGCTTTATCTTTATAGCAATACTCAGGATTTTACTGTCACCACACCAAACACAGACCTTCTGACTGTTGTTACTGAGTCAACCAACGATGTAACTAACTTACCGTTCCAGTCAAAAAATGGCTACATCCTCAAAGTTTCTAACTCATCGAGTAATGAAGATGACTACTATCTTAAATTCGAAGGTGATGGAGGATCCGATGGACCTGGTAGTTGGTCTGAATGCGCGAAGCCTGGTATAAAAAAGAAGCTAAATGAGACAACAATGCCGATCGTTATTCAACGTACGGCAAACGGTAACTTTAATGTAAAGCAATTTACTTATGGGGACCGCGAGGTTGGCGATGAAAATACCAACCCGGAACCTAGTTTCGTAGATGCCAAGATCAATAAAGTCTTGTTCTTTAGGAATCGACTTGTTGT